TTAAACAACAACTTACAAGTAGATGACACAGGCAATACATTTGCTGGAATATTAAATGGAAGATACAAAGTTTATGTAGATCCATATTCTGCAAACCAAGCTTCTGCTAACTACTTCGTAGTAGGATACAAAGGTTCATCTCAGTATGATGCCGGAATATTCTATTGTCCATACGTTCCACTACAAATGGTGAGAGCCGTTGGTCAAGACACGTTTCAACCCAAGATTGGATTTAAAACCAGATATGGTATCCAAGCTAACCCATTCGCTGAAGCAGGTGCTGCTACAGCAAATGCTGTTATCAATGGTGCTGGAAGTGCAAACGCTAACAGATACTACAGACGTGTAAAAGTGAGCAATTTGATGTAAGCCACTTTTACTTTTCGAAGTAAAAACTAAAAAGGGTGGAACTAAAAACTCCACCCTTTTTTAATATATAAATATTACATAAAGTTTGCATGAAACATAAACATCATATAATACCTAAACACATGGGTGGCACAGATAAACCTAGTAATCTTGTAAAGCTTACTGTTAAACAACATGCACAAGCACATAAAAAACTTTATGAAAAATATGGTCATTGGCAAGATAAATTAGCCTGGCAAGGATTATCAGGTCAACTAGGTCCTAAAGAAAAAGTAATAGAAGAATTTTATAAACAAAATGGTTTAAGAAATGTACATAATATGCACACGCCTGAAATAAAAGAAAAAGCAAAACAAAGATCTAAAGAAGTAAATACTGGACGCAAATTAACACCTGAACATATTGCAAAAACAAGAAGAACAGGTATACCTCAAACAGAATATCAAAAGAAAACTGTTGCAGAAAAATTATCTAAATGGCATATTATCACAGACTCAACAGGATATACTTTTGAAATTAAAAATTTAAATGAATTTGCTCGTACAAATGGTTTAGATCAAGGCAATTTAACAAAGGTTGCACAAGGCAAACTTAGACAACATAAAGGGTATAAAGTAAGATATAAATAATACTATGACAGTTACTAATTCATACACCAGACAACCGGCTAAGATAGATTACGCTAGTCCTACACAGTTTAAATTCAATATACTTAAACTTCCTACAGTTGAATATTTTTGTACTTCAATAAACATACCAGGAGTTGCATTAGATTTCATAGAACAAAAAACTACACTTAAAAATATACCTGTTCCTGGCAATCGACTGACTTATGCTGATTTAACTATGTCATTTTTAGTAGATGAGAATCTTACCAACTATCAGGAAATTCATGGTTGGCTAACAGGTCTTGGTTATCCTGAAAGTAATACTCAGTTTCAAAATATTGCACAATCAGGTTCAGATCGATTTCCTACGAGTAATTCAAGTGTTAGGTCTGAAGCCGGATTTGTTGGTTACAAGCCACCCAGTGCAGGTGCAACATTATCAGATGCAACATTAATGGTATTGACAAGTAAAAACAATCCTGTTGTAGAAATAAGATTTAGAGATTTGTTTCCTGTAACTTTAAGCGGTCTTAACTATAATCAACAGGCAACAGATATTCAATATTTAACTGCTGAAGTTACATTTAAGTATTTAATTTATGATTTTGCTGCCGTAAACTCATCAACAACCACAACCACGATTACTTAAAATCATTGATTTTTTTATGATTTTGTGATATATTAATATTAATGGAATAGATTATGGATTTAGAACAATTACAATTAGAAGCAGATAAAGACTTAAAGATAAATGATATTGAATTAGATATTGAATCTTTAAAGACACCACAGTTACATAACAAGTATTTAAAACATTATAGTAAGTTTAAATTAATGTTAATTAAAGCAGAAGATGAGTTAAAAATAATGAGACGTGATAAATGGGAATATTATACAGGTAAAGCAGACCCAGCGATTTATCAATTAAAACCTTTTAACTTTAAAATATTAAAAACAGATATCGATAAGTACCTAGACGCTGATGAAGAATTATTAAAGTTAACACAAAAAGTTGCCTATCTAACTACAATCGTTGATTTCTTAGATCGTACATTAAGAATAATTGTTAATCGTACATACGTTATTAAAAACGCCATTGAATGGCGCAGATTTACTTCGGGCGCAGTATAATGTTTTTAGAAAATAATCATTGTATCTCGTTAGGTCGATTTGATAAAAACTTTTGTGATGACATTATCAACCAGAGTGAAAAAATTAAATTAGAATCTGCACAAATACAAGATGGGAATAACAATAATAGAAATTCTAAAGTTTGTTTTTTAAAAAACAATTCAATACTAGATAACGTCTTTATCAATATATTAGAACAACACAATAAACAAGCCAAATGGAACTTTGCATTACATGATTTAGAACCTTTACAATATACTGTTTATGATGTTAATGATCATTACGACTGGCACATTGATAGTCATACAAAACCATATAACAATGGTTTAATAAGAAAAATAAGTTTTACATTATGTTTAAATGAGGACTATGAAGGTGGTGAGTTTGAGATATCAAGTCCTAATCCTAAACCAGAAAAACATCTTAATACAAAATTTAAAGACAAATTTACACTTGGGACATTTATATCTTTTCCATCATTTGTGTGGCATAAAGTGCACCCGATTACCAGTGGAACAAGAAAAGTATTAGTGGGTTGGAGTTTAGGACCTCAATTTATCTAATATGTATGATTCCTTTTCCAAACAAAAAATATAATATTATTTACGCTGACCCTCCTTGGCATTTTGAAAATTGGAATAATGAAAAATCACAAACAAATCCTTTAAATCATTATTCAACTATGAGTATGAAAGATATTCATAATCTACCAGTAAAAGATATTTCAGCAGATAATTGTGTTTTGTTTATGTGGTGTACTGACCCTTTATTAGATAAACAAATACCTGTGGTTGAGAGTTGGGGATTTACATACAAGACTGTAGGATTTACTTGGGTAAAAACAAATAAAAATAAAATCAAAAATTATTATTTTAAAGGTCCTGGTTATTGGACAAGAGCAAATACTGAAACTTGTATATTGGCTACAAAAGGTAAACCAAAAAGAGTAGGAGCTAATGTAGATAGATTAATTGTTGATGAAAGACGAGAACATAGCAGAAAACCTGATAGAATAAGAAATGATATTGTAGAATTGTGTGGCGATTTACCAAGAATAGAATTATTTGCCAGACAAAAATTTGATGGATGGGATTGTTGGGGTAATGAGATATGACATTAACAAAGTATATTATCATAGATAAAAAGAACGAAGTATATCTTAAAATAGAAGCAGAAGATGCTATTCGTAGAGATTTATCTGAGTATTTTACATTTGAGGTTCCTGGATATAAATTTACACCTCAATTTAGAAATAGATTTTGGGACGGCAAGATAAGACTTTTTTCTTATGCAACTGGTCAGATATACGCAGGTCTATACCCTTACATTTTAGCGTGGTGTGAAGAAAATGGTGTACAAGTAGTTGATGGCACGAAAATCAAAAAAACCGATGTAAATCCTCGTTCTATTGATAGCTTTATAACAGCTTTGAAGATACCTTTAGAACTCAGAGATTATCAAAAAGACGCTTTCAAACATGCGTTAGATGTTAATAGGTGTTTGTTATTATCACCTACAGCCTCAGGTAAATCTCTTATAGTGTATTTATTGGTAAGATTTAATCTATTAAGACTTAAAGACAAACCAAATAACAAGATATTAATCATAGTACCCACAACATCATTGGTAGAACAGTTGTTTAAAGATTTTAAAGACTATGGGTGGAAATCTGATAAACATGTACATAGAATATATCAAGGCCATGATAAAGATACAAATAAAAATGTAATCATTTCAACTTGGCAATCCATTTATAATATGCCAAAAAACTGGTTTAAAAATTTTGGTATGGTTATAGGTGATGAATGTCATTTATTCAAAGCCGTTTCTTTAACTAAGATAATGACCAAATTAGAAGATTGTAAATATAGAATAGGTCTTACAGGTACACTTGATGGTACAAAGACTAACAAGTTAGTTTTAGAAGGTTTATTTGGTGTTGTTAATAAAGTTACATCAACTGCTGAATTACAAGAAAAGAAACAACTTGCTGATTTAAAAATTATATGTTTAGTATTACAATATGATAACCACTCTAAACATTTATTAAAAGATAAAAGTTATCAAGAAGAAATGGATTTCTTAGTATCTAATGATAAAAGAAACAAATATATTCGTAATCTATGTTTAAATTTACAAGGCAATACTTTATGTTTATTTCAATATGTAGAAAAACATGGTGTTATATTAAAACAACTTATAGAAGATAAGGCAAAAGATAAAAAAGTATTTTTTGTTTATGGTGGAGTAGAAGCTGAAGAAAGAGAAAAGATTAGATTCATTACCGAAAAATCAGATAACGCTATTATCATTGCAAGTTATGGAACTTTTAGTACAGGTATTAATATAAGAAATTTACATAATATAGTTTTTGCGTCTCCGTCCAAATCTCGTATAAGAAATTTACAATCTATAGGTAGAGGATTAAGATTAAAAGATGATAATTCTTCTGCTACACTATATGATATATCGGACGATCTTTCTTATAATGGTAAAGAAAACTATACACTTCAGCATTTTAGAGAACGAATCAACATTTATACTTCTGAAAATTTTTCATATACAATTCATAATATAGAATTACATAAATAATTATATGACAAATCAAGTCAGAATTATAAAGTTAATTAATGGTGATGATATTGTTTGTTCATTACCTGAAAATCAATTATCAGATAAATCTCCATTACTTAGAATTGAAAAACCTTTACAAATTAAATATGTATCTCAATTAACACCCAGAGGTCTTAAAGATTATATTGCATTGATTAAATGGACTGCATATACAAATGATCAGATTATAACTATACCCAAAGATAAAATAGTTACGATTACCTCGGCAACTGAAGAACTTTTAAAAAGTTATATTACAGTATCTAAAAAATATGAAAATATTTCCATCCCGAAAAGAGAGGAATATGAAATGGAAGAATTATCAGAAGAAGAAAATGACAAATACAATGAACTGTGGGATGAATTCCGTGACACTAAAAAAACATTACACTAACTTTTACTCTAATCCTTACTCTATTACTCATTAACGCACTACATGCTCATTATACATAAAAAAAACAGAAAGTCAACCAGTTCCGGAACAAATTTTTTAAAAACAACAAATTGATAATTGATTGACAAATAACACAAACTATAGTATATTTTATTAATGACAAAATCTAAAAAATTAAAAGAACATTACGTTAGTAATAAAGAGTTCTTGGCTGCCATGATTGAATATAGAAAAATGGTTAATATTGCTAAGAAAGAAGGAAAAACAAAACCACCCGTTACTAATTATATTGGTAATTGTTTTTTAAAAATAGCAAATCATTTATCATATAGACCTAATTTTATTAATTATACTTTTAGAGATGATATGATATCTGATGGTATAGAAAATTGTTTACAATATTTGGATAATTTTAATCCTACAAAATCAAACAATCCCTTTGCATATTTTACACAAATTATATATTACGCATTTATAAGAAGAATACAAAAAGAAAAAAAACAAACAACTATCAAACACAAAATGTTATTAGATTCTAATTTTGATGATATGGCTTTACAACCAGGTGAAGATAGAGAGTTTCATAATCAGTTTACAGAATTTTTAAAAAAGAATTTACCTATAGAAAAACCTAAAATTGAAAGTCTTACAACATATAG